TTGTAGGCCTCCTCGGCGCGCAGCGTGTCGGCCTCGTCCTGCATCTTGTTGGCCACCACGCCGATGTCGAGCAAGCCCTTGGCAATGGCGCCGCCGGCCACCGGCAAAGCCGTGGCCCGAGGTGTCTGCAGCGCGTTGGCCTGTACCTGTCCTTCGTTGTAGAGAGGAATGCGCGGCATTTATGCGAGATCCTTCCACCACTTTGCGCCCATGGTGCGAGCTCCTGCAGTGAGCAGCGTGCCGGCCGCGTCGAGCTGTCCCTTGCGGTTGGCTGCCGCGCCCTGCATGTAGTCCAGGCCGGCCTGCGCCTTGTAGCCCCACGCCTGGCGCGCAGCGTTGTTGCGAAGCGTGAGCTCGTCCTCTTTGCCCAGCACGACTGTCTGCTCGGCAATATCACCGGCTGATCCACTGCCCACGACCACACCGCTGGCCGCGGCGTTGACGTCCTGCGTCGATCGCAGCTGGCTGACCTTCCTGCGCTGCTTCTCTTGCTCGATGGCTGCGCGGTTGATCACATCCATCGCGTTGATCTCGCCCATCCGGGCGTTGTAGTTGGCCGCGTCCTGGGCGGCCTTGCCCTGCTCTCTGGCGTTCAGTGCGCTCATGCCGCTGCCCACCAGGCTGGCAATACTGCCCAAGGTAGACCAGGTGGTATTGGCAATGCCAAACGTCGTGGCTGCCGTAGTCGTAGCAGCGGTCGCAGCGGTTGCAGTCGCAGCCGTGGCCGCGGTCGCTGTTGCAGCAGTGCCGGCTGCAGCCGAGGCTGCTGCGGTTGCGGTGATTGGCTCACACATGTTCTGACCTCATCTCGAATCGTCTAAACGGCATGCCGAATGCTCCAAATTGTTGCGGTTCACTCATCGCGAACCCAAGCCACTCAAGCCACGCAATCGCCTTGACGTTTCGATCATCGACGTAATTGACCAGGTAATTATATGCCTGGGTCATGAGTTTTACATAGCGCCGATTGCGCCTGAGAAAGGCTGTTGCGTGTTGCTCAACAAGGTCGGTGCCCAGCATCCAGGGCACCCCGATCCCGCTCATCATCGAGGCGGGCACCACGCCGAACATGCAGGCCGGCTCGCCATCGACCAGGCCGGTCCAGGCGTGGGTGCTGCAGGCCAGGCCTCGCATGAGCGCCTGGTCTCCCTCGAGCTGGGCCGAGGCCCAGACCTCGTCGAGGTCGGCCTGGCGCAGGCGCGGGGCCATGCGCTGGGCGTGCTCTATCGTTGCTTCGACGACGCTGTACTCATGCCCCGCCAATGGTGACCTCTGGAATTGCAGAGAGGATCGACAGCGGCAGCGGATCGGACTGGCGCACGAAAATGCGCCCGCCCGTGTTCCAGTTGGCAATGATGCGGATCTCGGCCAGGCCGGTGAGCAGCGTGATGGGGTCGTCGTAGTCCTCGCTCGAGCGCTGCTTGAACTCCAGCAGGCTGGCCGCGTCCTTGCCGGCAAACACGCCGCGGGACTCTTCCAGCAGCAAGCGCACGGAGGCAACGATCTTCTGCTTGTCTCGGATCGTCTCGCCCGTGGGCACGTTCATGTCCAAGGTCTCGAAGTCGGCCTCGATCGGCAGGCCCACGTGCACGACGGTGGCGCAGTAGTCGAGCGTGATCGCGCCGGTGTCCACTTCGACCTGCGGGTGCACGTGGCCATCGGTGAGCACGCTCAGAGTCTTGCCCTCCAGGTGCGCCAGGCTCGAGAAGCTCTTGCGCGCATGCGCCCAGGTGGTGGTGGCCGTGGCCCGCAGCTCGGCAGGGATGTCCCGGTTGGCGGTCACCGTGACCACCGTGGCGCTGGTGTAGGCGCTGATGGTCAGGCGCAGCGGCCGCCCCTGGGCATCGGTCAGGTGGATCTCGCTGCCCACGTCCCCGACCACAAAGTGCGAGGCGCTGGCCGTGAGCGTGAAGGTGTTGCCGCCGTTGAACGTCCAGCCCGAGCTCGTGGTGATCGTCATGGTCTTGGCGCTGGTGTTGCGCCCGTCATAGGTTAGCCCGGAGTCGACGAAGAATGCGTCCTTGATGTTCTCGATGAATCGGGTCTGGAATCGCTCGACGTAGCGCTTGGCCACGCCGTTGACGGTGCGACGCACCAGCACGTAGACCGCATCCTCATTGCCCTCGGAGATCGAGCACACCGACTCGTAGGTGCCATCGGTGTCGTGCGGGTGCCAGCCCACCACCTGCTGCTCGCGCATGTAGGTCATGCCCAGCAGCTTGCCGTCATCGCGCACCGCCCACACGCAGGAGAAAGGCACCTGCTGGTAGGCCCACTCGACGATCTGGCGGCCCTGCACCAGGTGCGAGGCCAGGATGGTCAGGTCGTTGCCGGTGTAGCTGTCGGAGGCGAACTCATAGCCCAGGTCGCGCACCGTCTGGCCCTTGTCCTGCAGGTAGAGCGCGGTGTTGCCGATCACGATCGGCGGGAGCTGCGAGCTGCCGCGGTAGCCCTGGATCTTGGTCGAGATGTTGGCCGGGGTGACCGCGTCGCCCTCGGAGCCCGAGACGATCCACTCCCCGCCGCTGGTGAGCAGGATCAGCTTGTCGATCGAGATCAGGTGCCGGATCGCGTTGACCTGGCGGCTGGCCACGGTGAAGGTGATCGCGTCATCGTCCACCGTCGGGTTCGAGGTGCCAAAGTCTGGGAAGGCGCTGGTGCGGCTCATCCACACCGTCTGCGGCTGGGCCGGGGTGTTGGCGAACACGAGCCGCTGCTGGTAGTAGCCCACGCAGCTCGGGTAGCCCTGGGTGTTGCCCCAGGCCTCGAAGGCCCACTTGTAGGTGGTCTTGCCAGACCCCACAATTTCATCGGGCAGGCGCTTGACCACCGTGGCCGTGGCCGTGGTGCCGTTGGTCACCGCGGTGATCAGCGCAATGCCAAAGCCCGAGTGCATATATTCCCACTCCACGCCCACGAACGCGTCGGCGTTGGTGGTGGAGCCTGGCGCTCGATAGACCGCGCCCTCGTCGTTGCCGGTGCCGTCCCACTCCCGGCCCTCGGTGTGCGAGGGACGCAGGCTGCCGGTGATGCGCGCCTTGCCACCGCCTGGGTTGGGAGAGGTGGCCTTGTAGTACCGGCCGCTGGCACGGATCACATCGTTCTGGTCGGTCTTCTTGGACGTCTCCCAGGCCTCGACCGATTGGTTGGGCGAGGATTCCAGGTAGACGTAGCTGCCCACGTAGTCGCTGGTGAACACGCTAAAGCTGCTGGTGAGCGTCACCGTGCCGGTGGCCGCGCTCGCGTACATCGTCTTGGTGTCGTCAACGTTCACGTCCTGGAACGGGCCGTTCTTGTTCTCAAACGCGGCAATGGTCCAGGCGTCGTGGTCGGTACGCGAGAGCTGCTGGGGCGCATAGCTCGGGTGCACCAGCGTCATCACGTCGGCCGACTGCGTGAATTTGATATCGCGCAGCACGCTCGACGGATAGGGCGTGGTGAGCTCGAAGGGCAGCCCGACATTAGGACCGCCTGAGTTGACCACCAGGCCGCCGTCTTTGAACACGCGCATCTTCAGGTGCGAGAACTCGAGCACGTAGGTCTGCGTGGTGGAGAAGGCAAAGGGGATCAGGCGCGAGCGGTGCGAGTCGCTAAAGGCCGCGGCAATGAACTTCGAGCCCGGCCGGTTGCGCACGCCACCGTAGAGCATGGCAATGAAATTGCGGCAGGTCTTGAGGCTGGTCTGGTACTTGGCCAGGTCGACGCGGCCATACAGGGAGGGCGAGAGCTCGCCGCCGGTGAATGATGCCTGGAGAACGCTGTTGGCCACGGGGTCACCTGCGAATCATGGTGAGCTCGGACTCGGGCGGCTGGCCCTCGTAGCCCTCTGACATCGAGTGCGCGGCCGCCATCGAGACCGTTTGCTCGTAGGCTTTGCGAGCTGTTTCGGCCATCTTGGGCAGCACAGACAGCGGCATGGCAATTTCGGAGGCGAGAAGGTAGGCCAGCGCAGACGTGAAGATCGGGTCATAGATGGTGGGATCCTCGATGCGAGCGGTGTAGACGAGCTCGGCCTCGGGCTGGTTGGTGTAGAGCACCTTCTGACCGCCAGAGATGGCGATCTCGAATCGCACCCGCTGCTCTTGGATGAAGATGGTCTGGCCGGGTACTTCGTAGGTGCCAGGCAACACAGGCGTGCCAGGCATCCAGATGAACCGGGCCTTGAGAAAATCGTCGGGCAGCGCGTACTTGAACGCCCACTGCTCCGGTGGGGTGCCGGCGTTGGCCAGCATCTGCTGCTTCTTGGCAAAGTTCCACAGGCCGTCGCGCAGGGCGAAGTCGCGCATGGGCTCGTAGAACAAGCTGCAGATGCGCGCCTCGTTGGTGGCCTCGCTCAAGCTCGAAATGAACGAGCTCACGCCTACGCGTGCGAGTGCCATGTTGCAGATTTGAACGACCGATGACATGTCCTAGTCCTTTAGCTCAATGTGGCGATTTCTTTGACCGTCAGCAACAAAGACGGCGATATGGGCTTGCCCTCCTCGGCCGGGTGATATGCAATTGTGACATCGGCATCGTCCGTTTCCCACATGATCTGGACATAATCGCCGGCGTTAAGCGGCAGCCAAAAATTCTGCGACGGAATCAGCGCGCCAGGCGTGCCGCCATGGCTCGATGGAACGCTGTAAATAAATCGACTGTTTGGAATGTCAACATTGTTAAGCTTGCCCCACAGCTCGAAGCTATGCGCCTGGCTGTCGACGTTGTGAATGTGCACGGAGAGCTGAAACTCGTAGATTGCAGCGCGATCGACGTAGATCTTAGAGCTGTCCTCAACGCGCACGCCACGCGAGATGGACTGCGTGCCAAAGGTCATGGCCACCGCACCAGACCCATCGGTCTGATTGCCGGTGTCAAAGAACACGCCAAGCCTCGGAGCTCGCTGCCAGTAGAACTCGCTGCCGTCAGGATCGCGCACGCCGACAATGTCGGACGTGTCCGCGTCGTACAGGAAATTCGAGTTAGACCGCTGGCGAACGCTCATCAATCAGGCCCCTCCGTACATGATGGTGGCAGCGTCTTTTGCCTCGCCTGGCCGGACCTCGAGCTCGGTGATCTGCAGCTCCACGCGCTGGTCGGTGCCCTCTTGCGTGTTGTACTGGCTCACCGTCTTCACGTAGGCATTGGCGTGCAGCATCATCGAAGCGCCCACCTCGGGCAGCTCAGTGATGCCGAGCTTCTCGAGCTGGTCTTTCTCCAGGTGGATGCACAGGCCGTAAGGGTACTGCGGGCCGTCGTCTTCTTTTTGCGCGACCTCGCTGTAGGCGATCGTCTCGGATTTGCTCATCTTCATGTCGGCCATGGCCATGACACACGCTCCACAAAGTGCGGGGGCACGAGGCCCCCGCGGGTTCAGATCACCTCACGCTCAGACACGGGCTGCGCCTTTTGCAGCTCGCTCATTGCGATCGGTTCGTCCTTCTTGGCCGGCTTTGCGCGCTGCCTGCTGACAGGGGTGGCGGCCCCGCCCGGCGGGGCCCCCATTCCCATGGTGGCGGGGGTTGGCGCCAAGACACCCACCCCCCCCCTGGGGG